CACCCAGAAGACAGCTACTTCTTTGGTTGTCGCATCCATCGCAGTAGCTGTCTTCTGGGTGGCAATTGGGAAATCGTCATCCATGTAGTTTGCACTACCCATGCCGCCACCCATATTGACCACATACACCTTTTGGACTGCATCTACAGCGGAATTGAGCGGGGATGCTCCCGAGCTGAAACTTTTGGACCATAAGCCCTTCAAGTCTCCGACAAGGCCGCCAAAAGATTTGGCAAATTCACCGACCTTGACCGCTACGAGAGCACCCGCAGCAACTGCCATGGCCTTGAATCCAGCCGATACAAGACCTTGATGTTCTCCAAGGTATTTAAGGGCTTCCGAAAGCTGATCTACAGGCCCAGCAAGGTTAGTGTCTGCAAACTTCAAAGCGACGGCCTTCATCTTGTTCACGTTCGTGTTGAAATCGTCAGACGTTTTTTTAAAACGCTTGTCAAGCTCCCCGGTATTGTTCATGCCCTCTTGACCGCTCTTGGTAATAGCGTCAAGAGTTTGCCACCCGTTTTTGTATTCGGCCATTACAGGGGTGAGAGCCTTCAAAGCCGATGCCCCGAACAACGGCGAAATCTTCTTGATGTTGCCGTCCGTTTTCTCCATCAACTGGTGCATGATGTCGTCGAAATCGTTTAGATTTCCGTCTTTATCGAATACCCGCACCCCGATCTTTTTGAGGTCTTTCGCCTTGCCGATAAGCTCATTGAACAAAGACGAAACAGATGTGGTGAGTTCAGCTTCGCTTTTGATGGATGTATTCATCACCTGCAAGTAAGCCCCGAAATTCGCGAACTGGTCTTGCGACTTGATACCAAACGACGAAGCCGCAGCAAGCAAGGCTTTGCCTTCGGCAGCGAACTTTTGCAGAGTATATGAGCCTTGGTCGCCCTGAATGATGAGGGAGTTGAACGAACTGGCGATTTGTTCTGCACCCCAGCCCATTGACGTTTTCATAGAAGCGGCAACGGCGGCAAGTTCATCGACGCTAGCCCCGGAAGCCTTGGAGGCCTTCGCAAGAGTTTCACCCATTTGTTCAGAGAAATCAAAATCACCCGTGACTTCGCCAATTTTCGATATGCCGCTTAAGATGGTATTTGCATCCACGCCAGTCTGCACCGCCATGGAATGCAGCGAATCGCGGAACACCTTCGTGTCCGCGTCGCTTTTCTTTGCGGCCATCCCGTAGTACATGAGCGATTCGGAGAGGTCGCCCACGTTCTTGATGGCCATACCGAGACCACCGCCAAGAACCAACGAATTGAATGGCGTAACCATGCGGTCAGCAAGCCCCTTGATGGAGCCGCCTACACGAGCAATGCTTGCCCGGGCACGAGAGCCAAAGCTGTCAATCGCGGCAGAAGATTGTTTCAAGCCGTTCTGAAGCTTAGTCGGATCTGCGCCAATCCGCAATGTAACGCTATTGTCAGCCAATGCTCTGCCATCCTTTATCGTTGTCAACCAAATAGCCCTTCATCGCAAAGACGAGGAGCCATTGGGCATCGTTTAATTCTCTTGCGGGGCAACCAAAATCCGCAGAAGCTTCCATGCTACAGGCAAGCTTAAGACTTTCAAGCGAATCTGGTCCGGTTTTTTTTTGAGAGTTTCCTTGAGCTGTTCAAATTCTTCGTCCGTGAGCTTTTCCAAGTTCGGGTCGTTCTCGTCGGAGAAGGCATTGTAGGCATCGCACAAGGCTTTCAGTTCATCAGCGGTGCACAGAGTTCGCATGTGTTCGGCATTGCGGAAAATAGGCTTTCCCGTTTCAGGGTCGGAGAACGCCCGCCACATACCGTGCACAGCTTCCTGTTCGCGGTAATCAGCCCAGTTCTCAGCTCCGACTTCAAGGCCATCACGCTTGAACTCTTGCTGGTTATCGACTTTCGCCTTGCGGGCTTCGGAAACTGTCAAGAGCCTCATGCGGACAGTCACGCCCGGAACACCGGGCCATTCGATATCCTTGAAGACTTCGTGCGAAGCCTTGATCTGGTCGATAATAGCAGATTCTGCGACATCGACCTTTTCAGCAGCTTCATGAGCAGCTTGAATTTTATCAGACAATCCACTCATCAGCTATACCTTGCGACTTGCAGCGTAAAATTCGAGCTGGGTTTCCTTGGCCGTCTTGCCGTCAACTTCGTTCGGAGTAGACTTGAGAAGATGCACACCAGTAAACGTGACCTTCGAACCGCCAACGTAATTCACGATGACAGTCCAGCCATTGTCGTTCTTGTCTTCTTCGGCAACCCAATCGAGGTCAGCACCCGATTTCGGCAAGAACGTAATCGAGAAACCGTATTTCTTCGGCACTTTAACGAAGTCTTCGCCATTGAAGTGTTCTACGGTCTGGGTGGTTTCGATTTCGTTTTCCTTGAACTTCGAAAAGTCGGTAATTTCAGAGCCGTCCTTGACGAGAGAAAGAGATGTAATTCTCATGGTTCACTCCTTAAAAATAAAGGTCGATGGTGTTGTAAATCTGGTTGAGACCAGGCACAACAGGAGCCGGAATCTGGCAATGCATTCTGCCCGGTTCGGTCTTCGATTCCTGCGTGATGAACTGGTCTGCGTAATCGTCGATGTAACGCAAGATTTCTTCATCTTCAAGATCCTTGGCCACCTTCTTGTTTTCTTCATTGACGGAGTCTGCAAGGAGTGCGTGGATAACCTTGTTCTTGAACTTCGACTTATGCGTGGAAAGAATTGCATCGCGGAAGTAATCGAGCGAGGCGATAACGCCCGTGTCGATGAGCTTGGTGAAGCGAGTGCCACTGTTGTTGCTCTTCGTGGTCACAGCACGCACGATGCAGAGCTGGCTATCTTCTTCGACGAGCGGAATCACACCTGCGTAAAGCAGCACATCCTGTTCTTCGCCGCTCCACTTGTCTTCGATTTCGGGGATTGCAAGCCCCGGAATGGCGACCCCGTTCATCGGAACGTTCGGCTTAGAGTTGCTGGCAAAAATCGCACCGAGACCAGCAGCGATTTCCCACACGGTAGCGTTCAGCTTGTTCTTGACCGCTGCAATGTGCAGGCGTTCGTAGTTGTGCTTGAGCGCTTCGGTCTTGGCAGCGGTAGCCGAGGCCGATACCATCGCGCAGATGGCACGTTGGCCACGCTGCTCGAGCGGAGCGGCTGCGGCTTCAAGATGCGTCTTGAGGTAGCCTAAGTTGGTATCATCGTTCACCGAGCTTACAATGATGTGGAAACGTTCAGGGAAGGCTGCTGCAAGGGCCGTTTCGAGGCTTACAACGCCAACGCCAGCTGTCGCACTAACAGCACCTGCGGTGATGCCTGCTACTTCGGATACGACGGACACGTTCAGACCTCCAGCAGCATCGGAAACATACGCCCCGAGGCATTTTGCTGTAAGGGTGACCTTGGCTGTAGTCGCAGCGGCTGTGACAGGAGCGTCGGGAGTGTTGTTCACTTCGGCGGCAAGAGCAGTCGCGACAGCTGCTGCGGTGTCTGTCTTGGCGACCCCCACGCTAATCTTCTGACCGTTGATGATGACGGAAACAATGCCAGCCGCAGTAGCCGTCCCGGAAAGAGTACTTTCCCACGTAGCTGCAGAACCCGTCACTTCGGCATGGCGAAGCAGCGTAATCTGTGCATACTTCCAAGCCTTCTTAGCAGCCTTGTACATCTGCATAAGTACGGAACCCGAACCGGCAAGCGAAATGGCTTCCTGTTCGCTGGAAACTTCCGTCGGCTTGCAAGCCGCAAGAGACCCAGCAGAAGACACGTCTCCGATAAGCAACACCTTCTGGATGTTTGCGGGGAGACCGTTCGGGCCAGCGTAATAATTGTAGCCCGTATAAGAGCCCGGAATCATCGTTTCCGGGATGTTAGGATTCAGGTTCATTGTTTACCTCTTTGAAAATCACTGTGCCCTCGGCAAGAGTCTCGTTATCAGGCGTTTCACTCTTGAAAGCAGAGCAGATAGAAAGCAGTTCCCTGTAGTTTTGTTCGGCGGCTTCAGGCACAACCGTGAACTGCGTCGTAAATTCAATCTCGATCACCAGGCAGGCGGCAGCCAAATGCTCTGCGGTGGTCACTTCACGCCAGTCGCCTACAATCAAAGGTGTCATGTCAAGCCCCAGGTCGTTATGGTGGAGCTTGCCGATGACGTAGCGGACTGCCGGGTGAGCCAGCTTTCGGCGTTCTTCTTCGTTCGCTAAATTCTTAAACACGAGCGAAACGACAATCTTTGCCTTTTCCTCTATCCTGCCGCTCATGTCAGGCTCGGCAAATTCCCCCGAAACCACTGCACATGCAAGGCCCGGGCGGGAAAGGGCAGAAATGTTATGCGACACGTCAATCGCCTTGAAGTTCATGGGCGTATTGCCGTCGCGTAAAAGGTCCTTGATAGCCTTTTCAATCACATAGTCATTCGTTACGGCTACAGGCATCAGAACCTCATGGTGCTAAGCGAAAACATAGCAGGCCCGCCATCAACTTTCGAGGCGACGGCAAAGCCCGATTCGGGCATATCTTCGACAGGGGCGATCCCGATGGACATTTCCCCGTCAGCAATACGCTTTAGCATGGCTACAGCGTTGTTGTAACGGAGCTTCATGCCTTCAGTGACATTCATCTCCGTCACGCGTTCGTAAAGATTGTAAATAGCGAGGTCAACGCAAATGGAACGCAGCACGCTCGGGATTCCCGGCAAAGGCAGCTTGAAACGCTTGCCGATGTAAGCATCGATAATGTTGCTGCTTTCCTCGATAGCCTTTTCCACGATGCCGCTTTGCACGCTACCCGTGTTGTTCGGATGCGTGTCGTCGGTGATTTCCACCAGACGGGCTTCGGGAACATGGCCCCGGATATCTTCGAGCGTGCAGTAGTTCATGCGTTCCCTTAAGCCGTCTTGAGCACGTTCTTGAGGAGGAAGCCAGCACCCTTGCCGACAACCACTTCCTTCTGGTACATGCCAGCCTTGATTATTTCGGCACCTTTGAGACCGATCTTCTTGTCTTCGATGACCTCTGCATAGCGTTCGCCAACCTGAGCGGTCATACCCCACGCAATGCCTTCCTTGAGCGTCGAAAGCGGTTCTTCGTAATGTGCCCAGATATGGTCGCCCCAGCAACGGGAAAGAGTCGGGTTCTCCGGATTCTTCGTGGTGTTCACGCGGGCTGCACCCACGAGAATTTCATCCACTTCGAACAAGGCCTTGATCTGTTCGCGAGTAGCGACACCGCCACCGTTGTTGTTCGGGTAAATCGCCTTGAGCACGTTCGCATCAGTGCGGAGCTTTGCCCACACATTGGCACTCATACCGAGCTTGTTCGGGCGAGCAAGCGGCTTTTCAAGGTAATCCATGATGACATCGACGATGTTGAAACCGCTTGCACCGATACCTTCAGAAGCCTGATAAGTGACACTGCAATCCGATTCATAGTTGTTGGTATCCTGCACAAGGCCCGCCGTTCTGAGTTCTCGACCCAAGAGAATCTGGTTCACCAAGTATTCAAGATGGGTATTAACGAAACGTTCCTTGTTCGCAATCTGGTCAATATCTTCACGCGGGATGATATCTTCAAGACCATGCGCGATACAGAAATCGCTCTTTTCAGTACCAGAAAGATGAATGATATTCGGTTCAGAAGTACGGCCAACCTTGGTATCAGGAGCCGTAAACGCATCACCCTTGGTTCGTTCGAAATACTTGAACGTATGTTCGGCACCATCAAGAATCTTGATAGGCATCACCTGGTCTGCAATGAGGTTTTTGTTCTTGTAGGCAATCACAAGGCCAGTCTGCTGTTCGCCAATCGGCAAGATCGGGCAGGTAGAAACGCCTGCACCACCGAGACAGAACAGGTCGATTGCAATCTGCGGAACGCCGCAGGCGGTAAGCGTGTCAGCACCAGCCAAAGTGCAAAGGACACACACGAGGGAGATGAACATCAGCATGATTTTGGTAGTCTTTTTCATGTTGTCTTTCCTTGTTAAAGTTGCTTAGCCGTTACCACTCTGGGCAGCAGCCGGGACGTAACCACCGCAAAGCTTCACGCGGATGATGTCACCGCTTGCACCAGCTTCAAGAGCAATGCCCAAGACATCGCCACTTACGATGGTAACTGCCTTGCCGTTCGCATCGGAAACGACCTTTGCACCATAAGCAATAGAGCCGCCAGCTTCGACACGAGCAATACCGTCAAGCAGCACATCGCACGGACGGCCTTCGGCAGAAGCGACATCGGTAGAGACACCGAGAGCGAGGTCTCCAGCCGTTGCAAGTTTTACTTTACCTTCCGCAGTGCCAGCCTTGGCAAAACGGAAAGCGGGAACCGCGTTCTCTGCGGTAAAATTGAGGACATTACCCTTCATGGGATTCTCCTTGTTTTTGTTAAAACTTTTAGCGGAAACATTCTTCCGCAGCTTCTGCGAACGTGAGGACACGGCCCTTAGCTTCCTGTTCAGCCTTGTACTTTGCAAGAGCTTCGCTCGCAGAAACCTTTGGCACACCACGCATTTCAGGTGCTTCGCCGAACTCCACGATCTTCGGGAGTGCTGCTACCGTCTTGGCAAGCACATCCGCGATATTCACGCGGTCGTCGCCTTCGCCAAAGCAGCCTTCGCCATCGACGGGCACTTCCTGGCACACTCCGAAAACCTTCATCAGGTTGTCCTTGAGCACCTGATTGCAACGGCCATCGGCAATAGCCTTGTCCAAAGTCTCGGAGAACGCAGCCCCGGCACGCAGACGCTCCGCTGCAAGCTTGTCAGCCTTGAGGGCGTCATTTTCGGCACGGAGTGCCGCGTTCTCTTCGCTCAGCCGCGTCGCTTCGCTAGAATTACCTTCCGGGATAGATGCGGTCGGTTCGTCGCGAGGGGGCGTTTCAGGCTGAGGGTTCTGCTCCCCGTTCTCCAGCGGAGCAGAGCCGTTTTCTCCTTCGTTAGTCTTTTGGTCATCCGCACCGCCGCCAACCTCCTCTGGTTCCCCAAAGGAGGAGGCGGTGTCAGCGGTTGCGTCTTTTACAGTCGTCTGTTTGGGGAAGTTTTTCGAGTCCCTGATCACGTCACGGACGGATTCGATATCCTTCACCATGTATTCCGGGTAAAACTTGTTTGCTGCATCGATACCGTCTTTTTCAATTAGCAGCTCACGCTGTGTGCGGAAAAGCGAACCGAACGATTCGAGCTTGTAAATCAAGCGTTCAAACACGGATGCGGGCACAAGCCTGTCCCATGCGAACGATTCCGCGAACATGAGCACATCCTGCTCATTCACGCCCTTGTCAGCATCGGCAAACATACCCTCGCCAAAGCAGAGCGGAGCCATGCCCTTCATTGCCGGGGGATAGGCACCAAGAGCGCCGAGGTGTCTTAAACCTTTTTTCAAGTTGCTGTAAACGGACGCTGAAAGGTACTTGAAGCCGCCTTTTTTCACCTCTTCGGCAAAGTCGTTGTTCACATCGTCGAGCTTTACTTTGAGCACACCATCTTCGACCTTGGAATCAACCACGGAGCCGACACGCGGATCGTCAACCTTCGGGTGGCCCTTGACCATCGGCGGCTGGTAACCAGCCTTGAGCTGTTCGTGGATTCCTTCATTCAAGTCTTCGAGATCCGCTTCGCTGAAGTCGTGCTCGTTGCCAGCCATGTCAGTGACCTTGCCGACCTTGAACGCTTCGACCCACGGTTCCTTGAGATCATCGGATTTTAAAAGTTTCTTTGCCATGCCCTCAAAGTTACAAGCGAAAAACCGAAAGAGGAGATGACAAAGTCATGCCCTAAGTCACGCGTGGACAAGTAAGTTTGTCAAGAGGCACTTTATGGACAAAAACTTTTGGATCGAGGCGTTCAAGCAGTTCGGGATAAGCGTCATTTTCGCGGTGATGCTCGCCGTATTCTACACGAACGAAAACGCCAAATGGGAAAAGTCCCAAGCCGTCGAGAACACGCGATGGGAAACACTGTTCCAGAAGTACAGCGATGAACAGAGGCAAGCCATGGAAGCCATACGGGCATGCTGCATGGAATATCACGGGAGAAAACAATGAGCAAGGCAGAACTTAAACCCCGCGCAAAGGAACTCTACACCATTCACCAAATGAGCCTGGCAGACATCAGCCGGGCTATTAACGTTTCTACCCGCACGCTACAGACATGGAAGGCAGAAGAACACTGGGATGAAGCCCGTGTCGCCATAAGCGGTGGCGAAAAGAACTTTCACGCACAGCTTTTTGAGCTAGGCGAAGTAATGGCTCGCAAAATCAAGCAAGACGAACTCGACGGCGTTAAGGTCGCCCCGGAACGCTACACTGCTTTGCAACGCATCATCGACACCGCAGAACATGCCCGCAAGTACGAGGCCGTGGCACCGAAAGCAACAAAGTCCGAGCTTTCCCCGGAAGAACGTGCAAAGAAAGCACTCGAAGCAATAAAGAAAGAGCTGGGTGTAGTGTAATGGCTGCTCTTCAAGAATTCTTTTTTCCCTATCAGAAGCGGTGGCTAGCCGACAAGTCGAAAGTCAAGATTTTCGAGAAGTCCCGCCGCATTGGCGGCACGTGGGTGCAAAGCTTCGAAGACGTGCAGGACTGCATCGAACAGCCCGGACTCAAGGTCTTTTTCAGTTCTGCTGATATGACCGCCGCAGCCGAATACATCGACTATTGCGAATCGTGGATCCAAAAGCTCAACGCTATTGCTAAAGCACTTGCAGAAATCAACTCCGAAGACATCGAGGACTGCGAATTTGCCGACGAGGACAAGGGAATCAAGAGCAAGATAATCGAGTTCAACAACGGCTCCAAAATCTACGTGCTCTCCAGCAATCCAAAGGCATTCCGCTCCAAAGGCGGTAAAATCGTGTGGGATGAAGCCGCCCACCACGAGAACGACCAAAAGATGTGGGCTGCCGCAAAGCCTGCCGCCATGTGGGGCTATCCCATCCGCATCCTGTCAACGCACAACGGCGTAAACTCGCTATTTTACAAGCTCATCGAAAAGTGCAAAAAAGGCGAACTCGATTACAGCGTCCACACCGTGCCAATCCAGCTCGCAGTAGAGGAAGGCGTTGCCGACCGCATCTGCGGTAAGAAACTCTCCAGGAAAGAACGCGAAGCGTGGCTGGAGCAGGAACACAAGGGATGCCTCACCGAAGCCATTTGGCAAGAGGAATACTGCTGTAATCCGCAAGACGAGTCCACGTCGATGATCGGCTATGACCTCATTCACAGCTGCGAGCGCCAAGGTATCCTTGGTCTTGAAAAGGCTAAAGGTCCGCTCTACCTCGGTTGCGATGTGGCACGCCACCGTCACCTCTATGTCATCTATGTATTCGAAGATGTTTGCGACCAGCTTGTTTGCCGAGCTGTTGAAGCTTATCAGAAAAAGAAGTGGAGCTACCTTGAAGAAAAACTCTACAAGTTCCTCAAGCTCCCGAACCTCGTGCGTGCCTGCATCGACCGCACTGGGCTTGGCGACCAGTTCACTGAAAGAGCCCAGGAGAAGTTCGGCTCGGTAAAGGTCGAAGGCGTGCTTTTCACGAACACGGTAAAGGCAGACCTTGCCATCAGCCTTTTGCAGGCGTTTGAAGACCAGAAACTCATCATCGAAAAATGCCCGAAGTTTCCGGGCGTTGACGGTCGCGAAGAAGACAAACAGGCCGAAAGCATCCACGCTGTTAAAAAGATTGTCACAAGTGCTGGGAACGTCCGTTACGACGCAGAAAGCACCGAGAAGGGCCACGGCGACTTCTTCTGGGGAGCGGCGCTTGCATACCACGCAAAATCGGCGAACGCGGCGGGCCTGATATTCGCGCAAACGGCAAACCCGTTCGAGGGACAAAACGTGGATTTAAGCAGCTTTTAAAAAATCGCACAGAAAGGCCCTTTTAAGCCTTTTTTCTGAAAACCCTAGCAAGTGGACAACAAACTTTAAAAAATCATTTTTCAACGAATTTGAACGGCGATTCAACGAGATTAGACACAGACCGAGGACTGCATGAGCAAAAAGAATAAAAAAAGCCAGAACGAGACCCAAAACAAGCGCAAATTGCAGCTTGCAAAGGAAGTCGCAACCCGGAATGTCGCCGAATATATCACCGGGCTTGACTACCTCCCGAATCCCGACACCATACTCAAGAACAACGGCGGCAATATCAAAGTTTATCGCGAGATGGAAGATGCACACCTTGACGCGGTAAAGAACAAGCGCTTCGCAGCAATCACGAGCCGTGCATGGACAATCGACGGAAGCAAGGGCGACGCGAAAAAAGCAAAGTTTGTTGAGGAATACCTCTGGAACATTGACCTCCGCACCACAATTTCGCAGATGCTTGAAGCCATCGGCTATGGATTCGCCGTACACGAAATCGTGTGGAACTCCGTGCAGACCGACATGGGAACGCTCATCATGCCGACCGCACTCAAGGATCGCAAGCAGGAATGGTTCAAGTTCGATAACGACAGCAAGCTACTCTTGCAGACCAAAGACGGATCGCGTCAAGAAATGCCCGACCGCAAGTTTATCGTGACCCGCAACCGCCCGACATCAATAAACCCGTACGGCAACGCAGTCTATTCCCGCTGTTTCTGGCCTCTCGCCTTCAAGAAAGGCGGTCTCAAGTTCTGGATGATCTTTGTCGAAAAATACGGCATTCCCAAAGCCATCGGCAAGATTCCTCCGTCCGCGACGGATGATGAACAGCAGAAGTTCCTCAAAATGCTCGCGGGGCTTGTCCGCGATGCTGTCGCGGTCATCCCGCAAACCGGCTCCGTGGAACTCCTCGAAGCGGGCACGGCGAACGCGAACCCGCACAAGGCCATAGTCGATTGGGCCGACCAAGCCATATCCAAGGCTTGGCTTGGCGAAACGCTCACCACCGAACAGACGAGTGCAGGCGGCACTCAGGCGATGGCGACCGTGCACAACGATGTGCGTGCAGACCTTGCTCTCGACGATGCCGCGATGATTGAATCCAGCATCAACCAGCTCATCCGCTGGATCTACGAAATCAACTGGCCGAACGAAAAAGAAATTCCGTGGATGAACATCATCCTCCCGGAAGACCTTCAGGAAGCTCGTCTCGATCGAGACATCAAGCTCACGCATCTTGGCGTGAGGTTCAATGCCCAGTACATCACCGACGTTTACGGCATCGACGAAAAGTATTTCGAGATGACCGAAGTCCAGCAAGGCGGAGCAATGTTCGCTGAAGGCCCTGAAAAGAAACCCCATAAAACGGGAATCCGCAACGCTAGCCACGAACTCCGCAAGCAAGTGAACGCGTTCACCGAGCAACTTGCAGACGAATGCGAAAAGGTGGATTTCCTCGCGCCCATCCGCGAACTCGTAGAGAACGCTAAAAGCCTCGAAGAAGTCCGCGACAAGCTTATCGGATGCTATGCAGAAATGCCGATGGATGACGTAGCAAAAGAAATGGAACAGGCGTTCCTTGCAGCAGACCTTGCAGGCCGTTTTTCCATACTCAAGAAAGCGGGTATAATCGATGGCTAAGGAAGTATCTTTTAAACAAGGCGAATACAAACAAGCAGTCGCCTACTTTCGGCAAAAAATCAATCTGCCTACTAAAAGATGGGACGACCTTGAAGGAGCCATGCACACCCGAGCTTTTGTCGTCGCTGGAGCGATGCGAGAAGACATTCTGTTAGATTTTCGCAAGGCTGTTGAATCAGCTATCAGCAATGGAGAATCCTTGCAAGACTTCCGCGACCGCTTTTACAATGTAGCAAGCAAGTGGCGTGAATCAGACCCTAGCTTTGACGAAAAGATGAAAAAGCCGAAATACGGAGCATGGCGTTCTAAAGTCATTTACCAGACGAACATGCTCACTGCATCGGCGGCAGCTCAGGAACGCCAAGCAAGAGAAATGCCCGACGTATTCACCCATGCAAAGTATGTCTGCATGATGATGGACACAAGTCGAAAAGAACACAAAAATTGGAACGGCGTGGTATTGCCGCTAGAAGACCCATGGTGGGAAAAACACAGCCCGCCCAATGGTTTTGGATGCTTGTGCGAAAAAGAATTTATTTCCAAGTACGAAATGGATGCAGGTATTGAGAAAGAGACTGTTCGTAATAAAGATAACGAATTGGATCCAAACGACACTACTAACATTGGCGAAAATTGGGACTACAGTATTGCCAGCGCGGACATCGGCTCGTATATGACGGCAACTCAACGTGAAGCAATGAAAAAAAATCCCAAGGGATGGATGGAAATAGAAGTGAACGGTCAAAAAAGCGAAGCTTTCAAAGACAAAACACCTTTGCCAGTCATAGATGATGAAAAATTTGCACCAGACAACAGTGTGACAAAAGAAAACTTCACAGATAAAATGAGTGAAGCTCTTGGTTTAGGCAAGGGTAAAGAAGCGACGGTTTCAATTCCTTTCGAGAATGAGAAAACAGGATTCCATTACGAAACCATCATAAAAAGGGATCATATTGACGATTTTTTAGAACATATCACAGAAGGAAATAAAGAAAGGCAACACCGTGAAAGGCTTCTTCCTATGTTCTTAAAGACTTTGAAAGACCCTGCTGAAATTCGAGTCCAATATTTAAAAAGCATGGACACCAACAAACGTGCAATCCGCACATATTTTTACAACAGATTTAAAATTTCCGGGGAAGAATTTACGATTGAGGTTATTGTCAATTCAGGTGTTTTTGAAGGATTCACTATCTGGACCGGCTATAAAAATACCGCGACAACAAGGAAGGGGAAAAGTATTTTCAGGAAGATTTAAATGGAAGTAGTATGCTCTCCGTGAAGAGTCACCTAGCTACCTGCTCCACTCAAACGAATCACGGTTCTCGCTTCACAGGCCAATTTTTATACCCATAATATACCATTTTTCACAAGGAAAGTCAATACCCCATGGCAAGTTTCATCAACGCACCCATAGATGACC